GCCTGCAACGCCGTTGTCGGATCGGCGGGTAACACAATTGGACCGTAAGCCGTCGTGGTTTTACCCGTCGCGTTCCAGTTCATCACTTCGTTAGCGGCACCAAGCACTGAAACCGAACCGGTACCCTTACGGTAGAAGCCCGTGTTAAACTCATTCATGAAGGCAATGCTTGGCGAAACATTGCTGCCATCAATAGTAAAAATGCCGCTCGTCTTGATCATCAGGGTGTTAGCGCCGCTGATGGTCGCGTACATGTTGAAAGAACTGTAGTAGAGACCTGTCTGCGCTTGACTGTTGAAAGCAAGCGCCGGTGCCGACACAGTGCCGTCAGGCAGTTTCAGCACCCCTGTCATGGTGTCGCCAGCCTTGAGAACTCTCAAGGCATCAGCCGCATCGACGTAGGCCGTAGAAGCACCGCCGCCAGCAGCAACAGCAGCAGTAACAAAAGCGGTGGTCGCTATGGCGGTGGAGTTATTGGCGGGCGACGGCGTCGGCGCCCTGGCTAGCCCAATCCCCTGCGGCACCAGCTGAATATCGATATTCGTGTCCGAACCGTTCGCCTGCAACAGCACCGGATTGCCGGAAGTCCGCGCGACAAGCGAAGGGTAGTTGATAATTGATGCGGCTGCGCCAGACTGAGCGAATGCGCCCACAGCCTTGCCGCTGGCATTGGTGATAATCAATGGGGTTGTCGCCCCGCAGCCCCAGTAACCATACGGAACGCCGCTTTGCCCGGCGAGAATGTTGGTCGAGTTGTCGGTCGAGTTAAGCGTGATGGTGACGCCAGGGCTGTTGATCGTCAGCGGGCCGGTCATGGTGTCGCCAGCCTTGGCGACTTTCTCGGTGTCGAGTTCCTGAATTGCCGCCTGCACGTTGGTGGCGGCGATATTGCCTGCGGGGGTGAACGTAACACTGACGGCTGTGCCGCCGCCTGTCGGCAACGTCTGCCATGATTTGTCGCCGCGCCAGTACTGCGCGGTGGTGCCGCCTGCGATGGTCGGCTCGCGCGAAGTGTCGGTGGGGTGCTTGTGGTCTTCCCGCGCATATTTGGTGGTGGTGCCGACGGCGGCAGCGCCGTCCATCAGCGGCGCAACCGTCGCGGGGCCCGGGGCGGCGGGTACGCTGGCTACGCCGGTCGCGACCGCACCAGTCACAAACGCCGTGGTCGCTACCGAGGTGTCGTTGTCGCCTGCGGTCGGCGTCGGCGCGACCGGGTTACCCGTGAATACCGGCGAGGCCAGCGGGGCCTTCAGCGCGAGATCGGCAACAAGATTGGTAATGTCGCTCTCGGCGTGGGTGTGCACCGCTAGCGCGAGGTCCGCGATCAGCTTGCCGCCGTCCTTGATAACCTTGCCGGTGGTGTTGCTGTAGACCGCGATATGGTCGGTGATCGCGCTCGCAGGTCCCGTGACGTCGCCTGCGCCACTGCCGACAGGACCCGGAGGCCCCTGAGGGCCCGCCGGGCCCTGAGGCCCGGCGATGGCGAGGTCCTGCCAGCCGGTAGAGGTCTTGACGCGAACCGCGTAGTTCATGGCATCCACTCCTCACTCGGATAACCGGGAATGCCGGGCAGCGTCGAGGCCACCACGCTAGTGATGCTCCACTTGGTCATGAGGTAGTCGGTGACGGCAATGCGATCCGCATCAGAGAGAATGCCGCCGAAAACCAGACCCTCGGCAACCATGATATCCGCCGGGTAACCGTCGCTGCGGCAGCCGATCCACAAATTGGATGCTGGCCGGGTCATTACCGCCGCCATCCCGGTATCAAGCCCCAGCGTGCCGTTGATCCAGCACCGGGTGCGCCCCGGAGCGCTCGGCATGAACTCGGTATAGTGCAGATAATCCTGTGTCTGCGTCTCGTCGATGCTGCACGACGCGACAGGGCCGCCCTGCACATAGTCACCAACGAGCTGCACGCGCGTATTGGTCGCCTCGTAGCGCATCTCGTAGCCGTCACCGCCTGAATTGTAGACCCACATCATGCCGTACTGGGCGTTAGACATTCGCCTGTTGACCATGACATAGGTGATCCCGGTCGCAGGCGGCTGGTAGTCTGCGGCGCTTTGCATCCCGGCGTTGACGATGATCTGAATGCGCGGCTTGCCACCGACGTTGCTGCGGAATACCGGGCTTGCACGATCAACGGGTACGGTAAAAACGCGCCCGCCAGCCGAATGCGACGTGTAGCTGGAAATGGTTTGCCCGTCGGTGAAGGCGTCCTGCGTGGCGTCGAACCATGCCGCCGCCGTGTTCATCACAGCGGGATATGACGGCCCGGCCTGCCAGACAAGGTTGCTGCCCGCAAAGACCTTGCTGACCGGCGTGGCCCCGACAAAAATCTTGTTGGCATCATTCAGCTTCATTCTACCCTACGATCACATAAAGCGTGTTGGGGTTCTTCGGCGTCAACGCGTCATATTGGGATTGCGTCATCTGAACCCAGCCGGGAACGGCGACAGGCCAGATAGCGCCGCCCGCAGGGCGCCAGATGATGTCAGCACCGTAATTATAGGCGGCGGGAGAACTTGGGTATCCGCCCGTGCCAGAAGCGTACCTGCCGTCCGTCCATATCGCCGCTGCGCTGTTGACGACGCTTGACGGCGGGTTATCGTACATGAAGTTGGCGTCTACGTTGAAGGCGATGATGTAATTACTTCCGATTGCTACCGTGACCGGAGCAGGAAACTCCACCTCGAACCAACCCGCTCCGCTTTCCAGCACCGTTGCCGCCGAAGTCGATACCAGCGCACCAGCAAGCGTATATAGCCGCATCGTGCGCGTTGTTGAGGATTCGCTGGCGGATCGATAGAACCTCGCTCCCGTGATCTGACCAATAGCCTTGAACTGGATGACGTTGCCAAGTGCGAGCTGCCCCGCTGACGCAATTGACGGTGGCGTGTTAAGCAGCACGCCCTGCGGCGGAGACAAGGCCGCACTGTCCTTTGGACCGTAGGAAGTGTGCGCTTCGCTATCTATGTAGTAATCGCCGTCAGCGCCGAGCAGCGGGTCGGGCGTCCCGAAGCCATCCAGGATCGTGGTGCCGCCGCCACCCCCCGTCGGGGCCGCCTCGTCGGTGTCGATCCAGAGCGCGCCGATCTCGGTGGTCGAGGGCGTATTGGGTTGCTCATAGACGTCTACGGCACCCTCGGGGCCCGTGGCTCCGGTAGCACCGGTGGCGCCAGTAGCTCCGGTAGCTCCGGTGGCACCAGTCGTGCCTGGTATGCCCTGAATACCCTGTATGCCCTGCGCGCCGGTGTCGCCCTTGTCGCCCTTGTCGCCTTTCGCGCCGTTGGCCCCCGGCGCACCCGTGTCACCCTTGTCGCCCTTGTCGCCCTTGTCGCCCTTGTCGCCCTTGTCGCCCTTGGGCCCCGGTACAGTGCTGTTAGCGCCAGTATCGCCTTTGTCACCCTGCGGCCCCGGCGGACCCATCGGGCCCTGCAGCGCCACGCTGAAACCAACGCCGGGTATACCGCTGCCGCTACCAGAAACGGGCATCGTAGGGCTCCCGTATCCGTCCCGCCAGGATCGGCGCGGGGCTGTCGCGACCCATCGCGAAGGCCATCGCGGTCTCGAACGTACCCATGTCCTCGGCGTAACTGGTGCCCTTGTTGGCTTTCCACTGCCACACCATGCCGAGCTTCAGCAAACGTTCATCCAGCCGGAAGCTGTCATTGTCGTTGACGAAACTGTCGCCGGTGCCACCCGACGTCAGGTTGACGCAGTTCTTGTTCATGTAGGTAAAGGTGGCGCTGACGCCGACCGGCATGATCGGCCACAGGTGCATCTGGCCGCCGAACATTGTCCACTCGCCCCACGCGTCGGTGGATCCGGCCATCCGCCGCCGCAGCCAGTCGTCGGTGTTGACGATGAAACGCATGGCCCGGTTCGCGTCGGTGTTGCGCCAGACGCTCGACGAGATCAGCAGGCGCTTGTAGTCGGACGGCAGGTTAAAGGCCTCGGTGCCAACCATCAGGCCATTGCCGACAGGCGGCGGCGGATTGAGCACGCCGTCGCCGGGGAAGGTGTTGAACTGCCGCAGCAGCGTCCAGTCGCGGGTGTCGTAGGCGATGCGCTGCGCCATCTCGTTGGCCAGCGCCAGCATTTCCTGCATGGTGCGGTTGGCGGCGATGCCGGCGACGACAGCGGTCGGCTGGGTTACGCCGACCACCGCGCAGACGTCTCGCACTACCGAAAGTAACGTCACATCACGCCGCCTTGTCCGGCCGGCAATTCTCGGCCATTCGCACCAGCGTCTTGTGGTTCATGTTCTTGGCTCCGAGCGGTTCCTGCCCGGTTTGCGTGGCGATGTAGGCGCGCAGCTCGGCTGGTGACATCGCCTTGAACTCGCTGTTAGTGCCGCTGTCGCTATCAGTATCGGCCTCGGCCTCACGGCGTGCCTTGCGCGCAACCGCGTCCTCCTCGAGGATGACGTTACGAGCTTTCAGCGCCTCCAGTTCCGCCAGCATCTGCATGCTCGGCGCCGCAGTCTTGCTCTCCTCGATGAAACCCATCGCGGCGTTCTTCATGTCGCGGCCGCCAGTGCCGAGGTTCTTCAACTCGGTACCCTCGATCGCGGCGAGTTGCTCGACGGTATAGACGTTCTGCGCACGCAATTCGGCGCGACGGCCCTCTGACAGGAACGGCACGAAGTCGAGCGGCGTGCCGCTCTTGGTCTGCGTCGCCTGCGCCTTGAACTGCCGGTACTGGTGTGCAAAGCGCTCCGCGTAGCTCTGCCTGGTCTGCTCGCCGGTGTAGGGGTTGTCGAGCCAGCGTGCGAAGGCGGTGGCCGGAAACACCTTGACGTCCTTGCTGCCGGGCGAGCGGACTTCGCAAATCTCTTCGTCGTCGAACACCGGGCGACCCTCGGCCAGCGTCTTGGCCTGGTTCTGCACGGCGAGATGCTTGAATATGACGACGAGCAGTTCGTCGGGATCACGTTGAGCCATTGGTAGTCCTTCCTCCCTTGATTGAAACGTCCGGGCCATCTTCGTGAAAGGAAGGCGAACTACCTGCACGTTGATGGCCCGGTGTACTCGGCAGTCCGCGTCAAGCCGCCGGGTTGGAGTCGTACATCCTCCAGTTGAAAAGAGGATTTGTAACCGTGAGTTCTCCCATGAAGCCGATGAACTGGGCTACCGCATCCTTGTCAATGGGCATCTGACCGTCGCCATCGAACAGCTTGTCGAAGTTGCGCTCGGGGTGATAGCGCATCCGGAACGTATCGGTGTTGAGGCCGAAAGTTGTGTTGGCCGGCATGTTCGATCCGATGCCGCCGTCGAGAACGATCTCCGCTCTCTTGCCGCCGCCGATGTATTCCAGCGCCGAGAAGCCGAGCTTGCCGAGCGAGGTCTCGTTCTGCTGGCGCTGGATCGCGATCGTCGCAGCGTCGTAAGCCGCGTAGTGCTCCGGCGACATAATCAAGAGATCCGCGTAATCGCGACCGCGCGACTGCTTGGTCATGACGTAGTTGAGCATCGGGCGGATTGCGGTCGAGGTTACCTGCGTCGTCGCCGGCGTCGTGACCAGAAACGACTGCGCATCGAACGAGCCGGTGCGCCAGATCGTGGCAGTGGCGCGATCGATACCGCCGTAGACGCCCGACGTGTTGACGATCGGCACGGCGGTGGCCAACCCGGTGATCTGCTTGTTGCCGTTTGCAGTGCCGTCCGAGTAGATGCCGGCATCCATGGCGTCCTGCAAACCACGCTCGGCCGCCTCTATATAAGACTGGTAAACATCCATTAGCTGGCTGTCGCCGGAGTTGTTGAGGATCTCCTGGTAACTTAGGATAATCGGAATTACCACCATCTTCGGATCGAAGAAGGCGTCGTTGAACAGATCGATCGCCGGGTTGAGCAGTTGATCATCTTTGCCTTCGCAGCGGATACGCTACTTCCACCACCGCCCTTTCGGGTCCGCAATTGCGGTACCCGGGCTGCTGCATGTTCCCATGCAGAAGAGACTATCTCATCACCCTCTTGCGAGGGGCCGGGGGCTTCGGACCGCTTGGTCCTACGAGCTTGCGCTCTAGTCGTTACACCTTCCGCTTTTGGCGGCTCGGCTCGGTGTTGTCCGTTCTGGATGTTCACCGATTTCTCCCGGTTCTTCGGTGCCGCTTACGCGACAGAGGGCCTGAACGTTAAGCCGGAATACCACTGCGCAGACTGCTTACCGATCTGCAACGTCTGCCGGATCTTGGGACCGGAATAGGTCTGCCACAGGCCCTTTCTCTTCATGACGGCCAGCAGCGCGTTGTTGTTGCTGACAAGGTCTTGATAACCGGACGATCGGTCCTCGATCGCCATACTGAGGATCTGCTGATAGGCAGCATTACTGGTAACATTAGGCATAGTGCCTCTCCCATGGGTTCAGAATTCTGGTTCGCTTTCGCGATACCTACAGTGCGCCGTTCACCCGCCGGATGGCGTTGGCGACGGCCTCGCGAGGGGACCTGCTGGGTTCTCTGGGTCGCCGCGAAGTCCCGTTTGAGGGGCCAGCATCGAGGGAGCCTGAGATCGAGCGGTCGACTGTTCGGGTCTGAGCCGATGGGGTGCGGGTCTGAGCCGCCTGGGTGGCCGGGTGAAGTAACTCCGCCCGCCGGTAGGCTGTCGGCAAATCGAAACCTAGCGCGATTTCACGCTTGATCACTTCGCCGAGTTCATCAAGGCGCGGATGGCTATCGGCGAATACGTCAATGGCCGACCGCGTCTGGACGAATTGCTGGTCAGTATGCATCTGCTGCACGGTTTGCTGCAAGGCGCTTATCTGCTGGTGCAGGGCGCCGATCTGCTGGGAGGCGGCGTGCTGCTGGTTGCCCATCTGCAGTTGCTTGAGCTGGTCCGGGGACTGGCTGAGCACATGATAGGCAATGTCGCGGAAGCCGATCTTCTCGCCTTGCGGGGTGCGCAGGTTGAGGTTGTTGACGATCATGTCGAGGCCGGCAACCGGATCCGCCCGCAGCTTCTGCTCCATACCGACGTAATTGGTCAGCGCGGTATTCAAGTCGGTGCCGTGCTCGGTCGCCATCTTGTGGAAGTGGCGGATTTTCGACATCTCGTCGAAGTCGTTCTTGTAGACCCGATAGGCCTTGACGAATTCCTCCTGCATCCGGTGGACCTCGCCGCGGACGCTCTCGGGCGCTGCGGACCACTCGGCCCTGGCGCGCTCGGACATGCGCTGCGGCGGTACCGCGTAGGGCGCCGTCGGCGGCAAAGTACGGACAGGCTGTCCGTCATTGCGGCTTTGCGCGACATTCCTGTTCTCATTTGTCGCAACATTTGGAGCCTCATTTGTTGCGGCTCTTGGCGCAAACCGGCCGCGATCCCTCGGCTGATCGTCGGGGCGCCGG